ATGATCTTCCGTCAGCTTTTCGAACCCTTGTCGAGCACCTACACGTATCTGATCGGCTGTCCTGAAACCGGGCAGGCGGTCTTGATCGACCCGGTCATTGTCACGCTCGACCGTGACCTCGCGGAGGTTCAGCGCCTTGGCTTGAGGCTCGCGTACAGCATCGACACGCACGTTCATGCCGATCACATCACGGCCGCCTTGGAACTGAAGAAGAAAGTCGGAAGCGCGATCGCCGCGCCCGCGGCCGAGCGCGTTTCCTGCGCCGATGTCCAGTTGGAGGACGGGAAGCTGTTCGGGGTCGGATCGCTGGCGTTCCAGCCGCTTCATACGCCGGGCCACACGGCAGGCCACTTCGCCTACCTGTTGGGAGAGCGTGTGTTTACCGGAGACGCGCTGCTGATCGAGGGGTGCGGGCGAACCGACTTCCAGCAGGGAGATGCGGACGCGCTGTATCACAGCGTACGGGACAAGCTGTTCGCCCTGCCCGACGAGACGCTGGTCTACCCGGCCCATGACTATCAGCAGCGCTGGGTGTCTTCGGTCATGCAGGAAAAAAAGCGCAACCCCCGGCTCGGCGGAGAGCGCACGTTGGAGGAGTTTCGCGAGGTGATGGCTGGGCTGAACCTGCCATACCCTAGGTTCATCGACTATGCCGTGCCCGGGAACAGGCAATGCGGGGTGTGCCCGGCTGACTTGCCCGAGAACCTTGCAAAGTATTGCCGGCAGATGGGTGAAAGCCCACAGGGATGAGCGCCGCATGCAGGCAGCGGAAAACAACAAAGGGTTACAGCGCAAGCATGTAACCCTCTGTTTTACTGCTGAATTCTTGGGGTGGCTGATGGGACTCGAACCCACGACAACAGGAATCACAATCCGAAGCTCAAGCCACTGTAAGGTCTTGATTATTATGCGCTGCGAGATGAATTCTTTGGAACATGGCGCAGGCTGTAACCCGCATGGGCGCTTGTGCGTTTTTGCGATCTTCCAACGTTTTTCACTCGGTCGCCCTGGCTTTCTTGGTCCTGCGGCGGTCGTAAACCTGGCGAACCATGCGATCGCTGCTATGCCCCGTTGCGTTGGTGATTGTCTCGTCCCCGTCGTCAACGCGGTCCGTGACGGCCGCCGGGCGCATGTCCTTCAGGGTGAACCTGGCGAACTCGATGCCCTCGGCCTCGGCCTTTTTGCGGGCGTGTTCCATCAGTCGGCGCAGGTTCGTGTTCCAGCCGCTGGTGGTGTAGGGCTGTCCGTCGCTGTTGCCGAACACGTAGAGGCTCGTCGTGCGCTGGAGGGCGAGGGCTTCGTCGATCACGGCTCGCAACTCAGTCGACCATTCGATCAGCTTGAAGCGCTCGGCTCTGCCTTTCTTCCGCTTGCCCACGGCCATTTCCATCCCGCTCGGCGTAATCGCCTGGCGCATGACCTTCCGCATCTCGTCCGGGCGGCTGACAGTCAGGTAGGCGGCGCGCAGGCACAGCGCTGCTACTACGTACATGCCGCCGCGCTCCCGGGCCACGCGCACCACCAGGTCGAGCTCGGCCGGGGTCACGTAGCGCGTGTCGGGCCTGGTCTTGTTGTACTTGATGTCGCGGCAGGGGTTCGTCTCCAGCACGCCCTTCCGGCGCCCGAATTCGAGTACGGCAGAGAGCAGTGCGATTTCCTTATTCGCCTTGGCGGGTGCGCCCTCAGCGGCCCGGCCGTCCAGGTATTTATAGATATGGACGGGCTTGATTGATGCCGGCTTCACCTTGCCGAAGCTCTTCAGTATCCGTTTTGCTTCATTGTGCTCGTTTTCGTCAAGCGTACTGTCGGCCTTGCGATCCTCGCTCTCGGACGGTAGGCCTCGCTGCCAAGCGAAGTAGCGCCGGAATAGCGCCTCGGTTTCGCCGCCTTCGATAGGAGCGCCGTTGAGCTCGTTGGCGCGGTCGATCGCTTCGGCGCGGATCCTTGCGCGTGCGGCGGGATCGTCTGCCGACGCGGTCAGGCGGAATGCCCATGTTCCATCGGGTAGTTTGTAGCCGTAGCTGACTTTGAACTTGCCGATCCGCTCGTACAGGCGGAACGGCATGCCATCCGGTGATTTTCTTCTTCCGATCATTGCTTAAACATGCTGAAGTCAGGCTCGACGTCGACGACTGGCGTCAGGCCGGGCGCGGCGGTGCCGCACATACGCGCGTCATGATACGCGCGGCTGACGCGGGGGAAACCCCGCAGGTTGGGTTCGAAGGGCCATTGGTGGCGCTCCAGGTAGCGGCGCATGCACGCGAAGCTGGTCGTCGCGCAGCCGATCAGCTCGGCCAGTTCGACGGCGGTCAGGTAGCTGGTTGGCACGGGTAACTCCTTCCCTCTCCCTGGCTGCCGCCGAGCTGAGCGGCGCGTTTAACCACGAAGTCACCAAACTCCGTGAACTGGTAGCGCCCGAATCCTTTCGACTCGATCACGCCAATCGCCGCCAGCCGTTTCATCATGTCCTTATCCACGTCGTAGCCGCCTGAATCCGAGTCTTCGCAGGTTTCCTGGAACCGGTACAAGGCCGCAAGCTCCTCTTCATTCAACAGCATCAACGCTGGCTTGTTGCCCGCGATGTACTTGCTAATTCTCTGGTTCACCGCCACCGCGATATCGAGACCTAGCTCCTTCGGCGCTTCCGGTGTGCTGGGGGCGCTAGGGGCGGCATCGAGCATAGCGCAATAAATCGAGCTGATACTGTTCATCGGGTCGTAGCGCATCTTCTGGCCGATGTAGGTCATCTGGTCGGTCGGCTCATCTGGTACCAGCCTCCAGTCGGCCAGCGGGCCAGGTGCTGCGGCTTGCTGGGCGGCCGGCGCTTCGGCCTTCGCGGCAAGAGCAGCGGCGTAGCGCTCGATGCACCCTTTTGCGGCCTTCAGCTTTTCGGATGTCTCGCAATAGGTCACGTACCACGCGTAGACGCTGCGGCCCTTGACGGTTGGCTGTGCGCCCTGGGACTGAGCGGCGAGGGCCGGCTCTAGCTTGGCTGGAGTGTCGATTGGAGCTTCGACCAGGCTGTCGAAATGGCGCAGCAGGGTGCTGCGATACTGCTCCATCGACTGGAACGTAATCGCATAGGAATCGTTAGCGATGAGTTGGCGCACCGCCTGCAATGTCATATGGGTCATGCTGGGGTTCCTTCCTTATTTGTTGGCCGCACTTCGATTTCGTTGCTGTCAATGCCGCCCGCCATGCCGGCCAAGTAGACGGTCATCGAGATGTGCCCGCCGTCGCGGTTGGCGGTCAGGCACGTGATGAAGTGGTTCTTGCCCTGGTAGACCACCGGACGTGCGCAGTGCATCGACTTGAGCAGTAGCAGGTGTTCCCTGTAGGCGGCCGGGTCGTTCGGCTCGTCCTGGGTGGTTGGTACTGGCCCGGTCACGCTGCCTCCTTGACCTGATTGGCGACCGCTCGAACGCACGAAACGCAGGCGCCGTACTGGACGAGCTGCTTGGCCGTGACGACCTTCCCGCATGCGCAGCGCCGGCGGCGCAGGGTGATAGGACGTTCAGCCGCGGTCTGCTGGCGGTACAGGTCGGAGCTGAGCCGGCTTGTCGATCCGAAGCTACTCATGCCGCCCTCGCCATCAACTGTTCGTGCGCGAAGTTCGCGCGGATGAGCGCCTCCGACAACGGCGGGCACACGCTATTGCCGCACATGCGCACCTGGGCCGACTTCGTCAGCGGGATGCGCGGGAGCGCCAGTGGGTCACCGTCGACCTGCTCGCCACCGACGAACAGCAGCTCCGGATTCGGGATTTCGTCGATGACGTAGCCAGCCGGGAAGCCCTGGGCGCGGTACAGCTCGTGCGGCGCCAGCATGCGCAGGCCGATATCGACGATCTCGTAGTCCTGGCCGTGGATCGTGACCAGGCCGAACCGATCGCGGCTCGTGACGGTCGCCAGCGGCGAGCCCGGCGTCTGGTCCTGGTCCGTCCCGTAGTAGGCCAACAGGAAGGCGCGCACCTCGGCATGATGCTGGCCGCCGGCGCTGATCGTGTGCAGCGGCTCGTCGACACCGTTCGCGGTGCTCGTCCCGCGCAGCTTGACCAGACTGCTCGACACCAGGCCCAGCGCGTGCGGCGCGCCGGCTGGGTTTTCTTTCGGGCCGGCCGTGATCGTCGGCATCGGGTCGGCTAGGTCGCTGCCGGTCGAGCCGGTGCGGAACTTGGTCAGGTGAGCTGTCACGAGGGACTGCTGCGACCCTGACGCGGTGAGGGTCGAGATTGGCGCATCTGCCGGGCGGCCCGCCTTGACGCCGCTGCGCTCCTTGTTGTGCTGGGCCATGAACGCGGTCACCACCGCGGTGTCACCCTTGGCCGTGATCGTCGCCGTAGGCTCGTCGGCGCCGCGCGGGCGGCTGTCGCCGGCGCGGCCGCCCACGCCGACCAGCGCAGCGGAGACCAGGCCGAAGTGCCCGCCCTTCACCTGGGCACAGACCGTGCGCAGCGGCGCGTCGACCGACATCACGCGCTGGTTGCTGGCGTTAGCGTGCTCATTCAGGAAGGCGGTCACCAGGGCGGCCTTGGTTGAGCCGACTACGGTGCCGAGCGGCTTCTCGATGTCCAGCGCGCGCGGTGCCTGGGCGGCGGTTCGCACCAAGTCATCCTCATGGCCGCACGCAGTGCACCCGCAGGTTGGCTCAACGTCGAACTCAGCCGAGCAGTGACGACAGTGCCAGGCGGCCTTTCGTTCGCCGTATCCGGTCTGCACCATGGTCGCGACGGCCAACGCCTGGTTGCCTGCTGAGGTGATGGTCGGTACCGGACTATTGACGTCGGCGCCGAGGTGACCGGTGGTATTGGTCATCACGAACGGGCGCAGGGTTGCGCTGGCCAGCGCCTTCTCGCCGCGCTGCGCGCCGGTGATCGTGCGGAACGGCTCGTGCACCGATTCGCTGCGGTCGCCGCCCTGGTGCGTGACCGGGACGATGCTCGGCACGACCACGGCGCGGTGGTTCTCAGTCGTCAGGGTGCCGATCGGCTGGTTGGCGGTGACTGGCTTGCCGGCATAGATCGGCCCGCCCTGACCCACGATGAACGGATCGGCCGCGTCGACCACGTAGCGCATGATGCCCTTGGCGATGCGGCGCAGCGTGGCCTCTGCCAGCGGGCGCTTGCGGCTGAAGATGCTCGGGCACTCCAGCGACCAGTCGATGCATTCTGCCGCAGTGCGGTACGGCTGCAGCTTGCCTGCGCGGACGGCCGGCGAGTCCGGCGCGCCATTGGTCGGCAGCGGCCACTGGATCGGCAGGCCGTCGCGCCGCGCTACCAGGAAAAATCGCTTGCGGATCGTAGGGGTGTCGTAATCGCACGCACGGAGCTCGCGGTACTCGACCTTGTAGCCGTGGGCCTCCAGCTGGCGGACAAACGACTCAAACGTCTTGCCGCGTTTCGTCGGGTCCGGCTTCCAGTGGCCATACTCGTCCTGGATCAGCGGGCCCCACGTTTTGAACTCTTCCACGTTTTCGAGCATGATCACACGCGGCTTGCACTTCGCAGCCCAGCGCAGCGTCACCCAGGCCAATCCGCGGATCTTCTTCTCGACCGGCTTGCCGCCCTTGGCCTTGCTGAAGTGCTTGCAGTCGGGGCTCAGCCACACCAGGGCCACCGGCTGGTTGCCGGTCACCTCGATCGGGTCGATGTCCCAAACGCTCTCGCACAGGTGCTTCGTGTGCGGATGGTTGATGGCGTGCATGGCTAGCGCTTCTGGATCGTGGTTGATCGCGATGTCGACCGGGCGGCCGAACGCTGCTTCTAGGCCTGTGCTGGTCCCGCCACCCCCGGCGAAGTTGTCGATGATGAGTTCGTGACCGAGGTCAAGTTGCATGGTGATGAGGTCGCGCTTCATGTTCTATTGTTCGTTGGTGGATGGATCGGCCACGGCGAAGAAGGCTTCGACCTCCGCCACGGCTCGGTTGAAACGCTGCAGCGGGAGGCGATGCAGGGCGGCGTCGATGTTTGCAGCCACCTGGCGCAGGCCTGCGGCCTCCTCATGCTCCACGGTGATCGCACCGGTAGCCTCGAAGCGGTCGCAGATTCGATTCATCAGCTTGGTGCCGGGCTCGAGCAAGTCCGGCCGCATGCCGGCGCGATCCAGCGATGCCAGCATCTTCGACAGGGTGTTGTATGCGTCGATCGTTGGCAGGGCTGCGAGCGACTCGCCCGCCATGCGAATCTCCAGGGCGAGCCGGTCGCGGGTCATCGTCATCATTGGTACGTTGGCCTTGGCCTGGAAATCGGCACGGCGGTGGAATCTCGGCATGGCGGGCTCGTCGCTTACGGCTTGCCGATGAGGACGGTAAAGCCGTTCTCGCGGGCCTGGTCGACGTATGCCTGGAAGGCGTCCTCGATCGCGTTCTCCTCGCGGTCGAGTTCGAACCAGAACTTCAGCTTGCTGCCGTGCAGGCGGTACTTGAGGCGGGCGCGGATCTTGTAGCCTTCGCCGTTCTTGAACAGGCGCAGGCCGATGGTGAACTCGCGTGGGATCTCGATCATGCCGCTGGCGCCGGCGCGTGCATCGACCACTTCGTTGTAGGTGAACTGAACCTGGCCGTTGTCGAGGCGCTTGCTGCTGCTGAACTGCACCTCGGTCTTGGCCTGAAGGGTCAGCGCGACCTGCAGCAGCGTTTCGCCGGAGGGCTCGACCACGTCGGCGATGTTGTCTTCCAGGAAGATGGCAAACTCTTCCTGCTCCATGACCTTCTTGTTGGCGTTCAGCCAGTTCGTGAACTCCCGGCTCAGCTCGGCCTTGTAAACGGCGCGGAAGTCTCGCCAGCCCGCATGATCGTCTTCCTTGTCGTGCTCGTTCATGACGGCGGTCAACGTGCGCGCGTCTGGGTCGGCATAGATATAGGTCTCGTACGACTCGCCCTGGTCGGCCACGTAGACATTGAAGCTCGACAGGTCCGCCAGCTGCACGGTGCCGGTCTTCCGCTTGGGATATTCGCCAGCCTTTTCCAGGGCTGCGGTCAGGTCGATGTGCCTGAAACCCTCGGGGATCACCAGGTGCGTGGTGCCGTTGACTTCCTGGACCGCGCTCGCGGCCAGCGACAGGGCGCCGATCTTGTCGATGGTGCTGGCGTCGAGGTGGGTTTGCTCGATGGTACTGGCGATGGTGGTGCCGACGAGGCCGGTTGTACTGTTTTTGTTGTCGTTCACGTTCAGGCTTCCTTGAAGGATTGTGGTTGGGCTGGGGTCGCTTCACGCAGTTCGAGGGACTGCTGACGCGGGTGGTTGCGCGACAAGTTGTTGTCGTCGGTGAGCCAGAAGAAGTCTTCGCCGCGATCCGGCTTCGGCAGCTTCGCGGTGATCAGGTCGGTGATGTTCACCTTGTCGATGTCGCTGCCGCGGCCCGCTGGCTTGACCTTGATCTTCAGGGTGATCTCACCGGCCTTGCCGGTCTCTTTCACCGCCGCCAGGAGCTCGGCCAGCGAGCCCGTGAGCTCGGCATGGGCGCGGCCATCGCGCAGGTCCTGGAGGAAGAGGGCGAATGCCTTCTGCGCCTTTGCGGTCATGCGGCCTCCAGCAGTTGCAGCTCGTTGACAGGGACGCGCCATGGCGCACCGTCCAGGGTGCCTGGCACGCGCACGTAGGCGACGCGTGCGCCGTTGCCGATGTCGGTCTTGACCTCGGTGACGGTGCCTTGCTGCGGGCCGGCTTCGCTGTCGAACTTGACGGGCGAGCCGGGGCCAATTGGATTGCGATCCATGGTGGTCCTTTCAGGTGGTGGTGTTATACGAAGCTGCGTTCGCGAGCAGCGTGTAGAGGTCGTCGCTGTCGGCGACCTCACTGGGGATGGAAATTGCCAGGCTGAGGGTACGGTGCGTATAGCCGGCGACAGCTGGAATATTCGCGACACGCGCGTTGGCGACCAGCCAGGCGACGATGAACTTGTCAGTAGGCTTGCGTGGTGCCCTGGTGCGCGCGAGCGCCTTCGGCGTCACTTTGTCTTTTCCCTCGGCCTTCGCCTGCGTCAGGCCCTCCTGGATGACCGCGCCGGCCTGGCTGCCGTGCTGCTTGACCATCTTGAGCGCGGCGGTGCCCGAGATGAGCCCGGCGTTCACGGCCTGGTGCACGTCGCTGTTCGCTTCGGCGAGCTGGATCATGTCCTTGACGTGCTGGACGGACTTCCCGCGGCGGTTGGCGATCTGCGGCTCGGTCCAGCCGTAGCCGATCAGCTTGCGGTATTGAACGCCGAGTTGCAGCGGCGTGAGTGCCAAGCCGCTCGCGCTCGTGATCATGTGCGCCACGCGGTCGGCGTCGTTGCCGCGGAAGTGGCGCACGTCCAAGGATTTGATGTCGAAGCCGGCGGCGATGTTCTGCAGCGACGCCGCGTGGCGATGGTGTCCGTCGACGATGATGATGCGCCCGTCCTCAACGCGTACTTCGAGCGGAGGGAAGGTGGCGCCATTGCGTTGGGCCAGGGCCATCTCGTTCACGTGGTCCGTGTTCAGTGGGCGCGCATTGAAGCCTTCCTCGACCTCCAGCACGCGCGGGTCGACCGCGAACGCCGTCACCTTCGAGACGGTCGGGTTGTTCTTGTCCTCGGCGGCGACTTTCAGTGAGACGAAGTCGGTCTTCGGAGTGAGGCTGTTTGTTGTTGTCATCGGATGGTCAATCGTGGTCGTTGGCCTGCAGCATCTTCACGTCGATCCGCGCGCGGCGCTGCATGTGCCGGCGGGCGACGGCCTCCAAGATGATCTTGAGGGCCGGGTGTTCGAGCATTTCGTCCAGTCGGGCGTCCGTGCGGAGCGCGCGGTGCGCAACTTCGAGGGCGGCGCGGTCTGGCGAGATGCGTTGCATGGCTACCGCCGCGGCATCCGGTGGGTGCGTGCGAGACGCGCGGCCTGCAGCATCGGCTTGCCGATGAAGCGGTAGTAGCGGTATAGAGCGAGGAAGCCCATTGTTAGCCCCAAACCCGTGCTGGACTCGGCATCGGTATCGGGTTCTGCACAGATGCGATGCTCGGTAGCGGCGGGGCCGGCATGTCGAACAGGCCCCAGAGCATGGCGTCCAGTTCGTGGTCGCCGAGCGATTCCATGCAGCCGGACAGGCGTGCGACGAATGCAGCCAGGCGAACATCGGCATTGGCCGGCGCATCGGCGCTAGCCTGCATGGCGCAGCGCGCGATAGCGGAGCGAAGGGCGGTGACAGTCACGCTGGCTCCTTGCGCATCTGCGAGCGCCAGATTTCGCGGCCTTCGTCCAGGCCAGCGAAGTAGGCATCGAACTCAGCCGTGCCAGTGCCGTACTTGCACGGCATCTCGGCTCCAGTCACGCAAAGCTCTAGGTATGACCGGGCGCCCTCCATGTAGGCGGTGCTGCGCTTCTCGCGAATCCGGTCGGGCCCGAAGGCGACTTCCATCAAAAGATCTACCTGGTCATGCCCGTGGGTCAAAGCTCCGCTGGAGGCCTTTTCCGCCAAGGTGGCTTGAGCGAGTGAAAGCGACGCCAGGGCATAGCACACGCTTTCGCGTGCGTCACCGCTGCCGCATGGATTGAAAAGTGCGCCGGCGGGCTGCACATCCAACAGGAGCTTGAACTGGGTCGCTGCCTTGATCGCGTCAGCCAGTGGCGAAGCTGCTTGCGTGATAGTGGTCATCAGAGCACCTTGCCCTTGACGGTGATGCCGCACGCGACCCGCGCAAACTGAGTTGCGGCGACCTCTGCCGCCTCTGCGGTCGAGTCAGCTGGGATGTTGCGGACGTAGGCTGCGAGGGCAGTTCGGACAACGACGCGGTAGGTGTTCATGTGCGCTCCATCAGGGGTGATGGAGCAATTATGGGAGTTCCGGTATCTCAAGTCAACCGGTATTCCGGTATTTTTCGATCAAAAAATGGCTCCACGGTAACGGAGCTAGTTCTAGATGGAAATCAGGTTACGACCTTGCCCACTAGCTGCATGTCGTACAGTTCCTTTTTTGCGCAGTAGCGATTCCAGCTGGCATTCGTGGTACTGAGCTGTTGTTTGGCGTACACAACATGATCAAGGTTCACGCCACCAAAGCCATTGCGGGCGCGGTACTCGACGCAGACGACGCTCGCATCTTCATTGGAGAGAATATTTCGCCATTTGACCGACTCTGGATCGCGCAACGACTCCTTGATGGTTTTCACGACTACGAGAGTGCGTTGGAACCGCGCCTCCTTCGCTTTCTCAGCGGCGATCTGTTCCGGTGTTCTGACCGGCTTCGGTGTCTCGGGGGTGACACTGGATGTTGAGCCTGGGGAGAAGACTCGTATCACGACCGCCAATACGATGAATCCGAGAAGAAGTCGGCCGACTGGCCCCATCGACTTCTTCGGCCGCGCGCCACACTGCGGACATGCCGCTGCTTCGGTGCTAATTTTCGCTCCGCATTCCCTGCAGGGCTTCAACGCCATGTATTCCCCTATGCGATTTGCGGCCGGTTACAGACGACCAGTCACCATACGGCCAGGTTGGTATACCACGCGGCCAACGATGTCGCATTGACCGCTACGCACGTTCAGTGGCCCGAAATCAGGATTCAGTGAGTGCAGATACCACTGCCCGGCCTTATGTATCAACTGCTTGATACACGCTTCGCCGTCGAAATTTACTGCATAGAGCTCGCGGTTGCGCGGTGTCTTATCGGCAGTGTTGATAACGACTAGGTCATCCTCGAACAGCATCGGCTCCATACTGCACCCCTTCACGTACATCGCAAGAAGCTGGTGAGGGATCAGCTGATGCGCTTCGATTAGGGAGAGGGGCATGTGAAGTACGCCGCCATCTTCCAGCACCGGCTCGGTTTCATAGCCAGCTACGCCCGCGCGCAATCGCAACTTCACCTTGCGAATCGGTACGGTTTGCGGTTCGTCACCGATGCGAATCGCCACCGCGCTTTTCATGAACGGACTGTCGTCGGAGTCAGGTGCTGAGCTTGGGGCCTGGCTTGGCGACATCGAGCCTTTGCCGGTCTCAAGCCAGAGAGGATTCACTGCCATAGCAGCGGCAAGAGACGCAACGTTTGTTGTCCCTTGTGACTTCCCAACCTCAAGATCGGAAATGGTGCTTTGCTTCAGCCCGGCACGTGCTGCCAACTCAATTTGAGTCATACCAGCTGCCTTGCGGGCCTGCTTTACTCTGGCTCCTATCGACATACCGATATTATCCAACAGCACTAAACCGGAATTCCGGTTGACAGCAAATACCGGAGTTCCCATAATGTTCGACATGGACATTCCTCATACGATTTCGGGCCTTCGGAAGGCCGGGTTGACCCAAGCGCAAATCGGTAGCGCGGTGGGCCTCAAGCAAACGTCGATTAGCGACATGGAAGCGGGCAAAGCTGGAATCAAGCGCCCGTCCTATGCGGTCGTCAGCGGCTTACAGCAACTCGCGCGTCTTCATGGAGTCGCGACGGAACCTGGTCCTGAGTTGAGCGTGGAACCGAGCTCATAGCTCCACACGATGCCGCTCGGTGTGAGATGAGCCCGGAGCATCACCAGCGGTCCCTTCTGAACATGCACGGTTAATTCGAAAGCTAAAGCGTCATCCCCAACGTGGACGTGGAACTTTCGCTCGATTTTTGAGTTGCACATAGGAAATTTTCTGTTAGCAAGGTTGCATAAGGTTACCCATCTTGATCGGATCGCAACACCCAAGGAATGGAAGGAAACATCGTGGATTTATTGTCCGCTTACCAAGAAATGATCAAGGTGCACGGGTGGAACGGCACCGCTGGGACGCTCGGATTGACCAAGACTGCCCTTGAAGCGCGTGTGTACGAGGTCAAGGGCCAGGGTATGCGCGTGGACACCGCGCTTCTGATCCAGACCTACGCCGGCACGACGCATTTTGCCCAGGCGGTCGCGGCTGCAAGCGGTGGCGTGTTCGTCCAGCTGCCTGAAGGCGAGGGAGTGAGTGGCGAAGAGCTGCAAGCTAAGTTCCATGAGCTGTATGTCGAGCTGGGTCGCCTGTCGGCTACCTACACGGCCGCCGTCGCCGATGGAGAGATCGACCGCCGCGAGCGCGAAGACCTCCAGGAGATCGGCCAGCAAATGCACAAGACCACCCAGGAGCTGATGGCCCTGATGTTCCAGATCTACTGCCGGCCTAGGGAGGAGAAATGAAGTCGATGAATGATTTCGCGCTCGACGAAAAGAAAGCGCGACTGGCGTTGCTCAAACTTCGTCAACTGCAGCCGCTTGCAGGCGGCTGCATTGCTGAGCTTAGCGGCGAGCTGCTGAGGGCAGAGTCCAGCCTTTTAGCTCTTGAGATAACACGAAGCGAATCTCGTCCGTGCTCATTTGCCTGACATCTCGGGGTAGCCAGTGAAATTTATGCACCAAATAAAAGTGGATAGCATCCATGCCATCGAGGCCATGATATCCCTCTCGCCGCGAGAGGTCGTCACCAAAAACCTCAAGGGCATAGTCCAAGCCGGCATGCGCCTTGTGGGCGCGTTCTCGGATTTCATTCATAGTTTCAGTCACGTGTGCTCCATGCGTGCAGGGGTTGAGAAGTGATGAGTTTCAATTTTCTCATGCTTGCGAGCACACCCTCCCGAAAGCCGTCATGCTGACCCGCGAACAGATCATCGCGCAGATGGCGGAAGCCGGCCTGCCGCCGCTTCCTGATGGGCACCCGGTATTCGACGGCAAGGCGCATCGCTTTGGCCCGAAGAAAAAAGCGTGGTATCTCTTCCGCCAGGTGAGGCTCGACTCCGGCCGCGAAGTGCGAACTGGCTCATTCGGCGTCTGGCAAGGCCAGGATCCGAATTCGATCCCCCTTAGGATGGACTGGTCGGGCATCTCGGCCGAGGAGCGTGCCGAGGCACATCGCAAGCAAGAAGCGCATGACAAGGCAGAAGCCGCGCGCAAGCAGCGTAAGGCCGAAATGGCGGCCAACCGCGCGCGCCAGGCATGGGCCGCCGCCGCCGACAGCGACCAGCCTTCATCATACCTGGCGCGCAAGCGTGTCCAGAGCGAGAAGACCCGGGTCGACAGCGACGGAGTTCTCCTGGTGCCGGTGATGAAGTACAGCGAAGCCGGTGCCACGCTGGCCGGCCTGCAGCGCATCCAGCCGGACGGCGAGAAGCGCTTCAGCAGCGGCATCGACATGGTAGGCGGCGCTTGCCTGCTGGGCCGGCTAACGCCCGAGGCCAGGCTGATCGAGATTGGCGAGGGCTATGCGACCTGCGAGACGGCGCGCATGGCGACCGAATTTGACACGCCGACCATGGTCGCGTTCAATGCCGGCAACCTGCTGCCGGTCGCCAGGCAGCTGCGCGAGCTCTTCCCCGATGCGCACTTGCTGTTCCTGGCCGATGACGACATGCGCGTGGTCGCGCGCCTGGGTGAATTCCTGCTCAAGGAATACGACACCGAATGGACCCCGGTCATCGATGGCGCCGACCATGAGTTGGTGGACGCGCGTGGCGACGTCGTATGCGTCCGAGCCACGTGGCGCGAGGACGCGACCAAGACGCCATACATCGAGGCCGACGTTCGCGCTGGCCGGCGTGTCCAGCTGCTCAAGTTCGAGAACGCCGGCGTGTCGCGATCGCGCGCTGCCGCCCGGGTGGTGGGCAACGCGTCGGTGGTGATCCCGGTGTTCGCCAACCGCGCCGCCGACAGCAAGGACTCCGACTTCAATGACCTGTACCTGGCCGAATCGCTCGACGTCGTCCGCGACCAGGTGTTGGCGGCGCGCTCCCGCGCCCTCACCATGGCCGAGGAACCGCAGACGGGCGCATCGGATGAAGAGCCGCCAGCCTACCTGAACGACGCGCCGTTGCCTGAGCCGTCACCAGCCGCTGAGCCGCAGGACATTCAGTCCGACATGCGCGCGCCGACACTGGAGGTGTTACATGCGCACTTCCAGCTGATCTACGGGACCACTGATGTATGGGACAGTCGCCGCAAGCAACGCCTCAAGAGATCAGCATTTGTTGCGTGGGTTGGAAAGGAACTTGCTGCGGACTGGGAGAAGGTGCCAGGCCGCCGGATTATCACGCGCGAATCCCTGCCCACCCTGGTGGGTGGTAAGGCTGTCGAAGGCAATGGCAGCGGCGGCAAGCTGGGCGAGATGCTAGATAACCTCACGCTCCTGCGCGGTACCGAGACGGTTTGGGACGGCATCGGCCAGCAGGTAATGTCGCTGGGCGCCGTGCGCGCCGACTACACGGCCGAGCTGACCAGCAAATGGCAGGAGCATGCCCTGCGCAAGACGATCGAGGCGCGCAACCTGGTGTTCGATCCGACACAGCAGGCCGACCCGGCCAGTCACGTGAACATTTTCCTGGGCTGGCCGCTCAAGCCCAAGAACAATCCTGAGCTGATCAAGCCGATCCTCGCGCTCCTGGCCTCGCTGTGCGATGCCGAAGACCGGGCCGACGAATACATGGAGTGGATCCTGCGCTGGCTTGCGTACCCGCTGCAGCACCCGGGCGCCAAGATGCAAACGGCGCTGCTGATGTTCGGCGAGAAGCAGGGCACCGGCAAGTCGCTGTTTTTTGAGGGCGTGATGCTGCCGATCTTCGGCGACTACGGCACGGTGGCCAGCCAACACCAGCTGGACTCGACCTTCACGTCCTGGCGCAGCAAGAAGCTGTTCGTGCTGTTCGAGGAGGTGCTGTCGCGTGACGACAAGTACAGCCACAACGGCACGCTCAAGTACATGATCACCGGCAAGACCATGAACATCAACGAGAAGAACCTGCCGGCGCGCGACGAGCGCAACCACATGAACTCGGTGTTCCTCTCGAACGAGCCGCAGCCGATTCCGATCGAGCTGGAGGACAGGCGGTTCATGGTCATCGAGGCCAGGCGCAAGCAGGATCCGGCGTTCTACAACCAGGTCAAGGATGCGATCGCGCAGGGCGCCATCGAGGCCTTCTACCACTTCCTGTTGACGCTGCCCCTGGACGACTTCAACGAGCATTCCAAGCCACCGATGACGCTGGCGAAAGAGCGCGTGATCGAGTTCGGCCTGGCCGGCTGGATGTCATTCCACCGGGCCTGGAAGGACGGCTACCTGGATGCACCGTACTGCTCCTGCCTGTCCGAAGACCTGTACATCATCTACAAGCGGTGGTGCGACAAGAGCGGGGAGAAGCCGCTCACCCTGTGCAAGTTCGCCGGCCTGATCGGTGGGCGTGAGCACAAGGCCAAGAAGAGCGTGGCTGTCGACAGCAAGCACAAAAAGACCAGGATGGTGTTCGTGGTCGAGAACGACGATTTCCCGCACCCATTGGACGAGCAGATCGCCAAGTTCCGGGAGCTGGGCAAGGTCCGCGCGGACCGCGCATTGCAGGGTTATGCAGAGTAGCAATCAAACCCTGCAAGCCGCAAACCCGCATGGATAGTGGGTTTCAGCAGGGTATGCAGGGTTTGCCGGGTTTTGCGCACGTAGGCGCGAATAACAGTAGCAGGGTCGATGTGTTTTTTTTGACAGCCACATCATAAACAACCCTGCATGTGTGCATACCCTGCTAAGAGCCAGTATCCATGAGGGTTTCAGGCTTGCAGGGTTTGAGAAGTAGTCGGCAAAGCCGGAAATTTGAGGAGTAGGGCGATGAGGATGAGTTTGAGGAGCAGCTTCCCAGCGGTAGCGAACCAGGTCGCGGAGATGGGTCGGCGTGGCCCGATCGTCGCGGCGATCGCGCTGACCCGCACCGGCAAGGACGTGCAGGCCGCCATCAAGGACGAGAAGCGCGCCGTATTTGATCGCCCGACCAACTACGCCCTGAACGGCACCTTCCTGAAGTCTGCCACCAGGGACCGCCTCGAGGCGCGCGTGTGGGTGAAGGACGACCCGTGGGGCAAGGGTACGCCAGCCGATAAGTTCCTGGGGCCGCAGATTTTTGGCGGCGGTCGCGGCCTGAAGGGCATGGAGCGGATGCTTCAGGCGAACGGGATGATGCCGCAGGGCTGGTTCGCTGTGCCTGGTGAAGGCGCGGACCTGGATGGCAACGGCAACGTCCGCCGTGGCCAGATCCGCCAGGTGCTGTCGCAGCTGAAGGTGCAGCACGGTGCCGGCTACGAGTCGCGGGCCACCGGCAGCCAGCGCTCGAACCGCACCATCGCGCGCCAGGGCGTGACGTACTTCGTCCTGCCGAACGGTAACAAGGGGCTCCTGCCGGGCATCTACCTGAAGCGCAAGTTCGCGCACGGCTCGGCGATCCGCCCGGTGTTCATCTTCGTGCAGCAGGTCCAGTACCAGCAGCGCCTGCGCTTCCACGAGGTCGGCCAGGCCACCGTCGAGAAGCGGTTCCCGCACCACTGGGAGACCGAGTTCAACCGGCCGCGGCCGGGCGGCGGCGGCCAGTGATGCCGGCGGGCTGCCCAGCCCCTCCCCCGGGGTTAGGTTCTTTCTGGGGTAGGGCTAGCAAGGGTAATTCAGGCCCCGTCATCGCACTAGCGGAACCGAAAAACATTTCCTGACAATTGACCTGACAACGAATCGATATGACGCAAAACCTGACAACCATCGCCGAGTGGGCCAAGCTGGTGGGCATCTCGCGCCAGTCCGCGTACGACGCGGTGACCAGGTGCGGGATTCCGGTCACCGATAAGAAGGTGGACCCCGATTACGCGACTCACCTGTACCAGAAGAACACCCGCCCGCGCGCGAATGCCCAGCGACCTGCCCACACGGCAAATGAGGCGCAGCCGTCCGCCCCGGCGGGTGCGGGAGGTGCGGAGTCCGAGGTCAAGCCGGCGAAGACTCCCAGCTACGATTCGAGCCGCGCGCGTCGGGAGGCGGCGGAGGCTGCTTCCGCCGAGATCAAGCTGGCCGAGATGGCCGGCCAGTTCTTGCTCAAGTCGGACGTCGACTCGACCATCTTCGAGGCAGCGCGCGCACTGCGCGATGGGCTGATGAACTGCGCGCGCCGGATCGCCGCAGACGTGGCGCCGTTGGGCACCGCCGAGGAGTGCGAGGACGTGATCGAACGCGAGATGCGGGCGCTGCTGGAAAGTATGGCGCATACATTCGGTGAGCGCCTGGATGTCCAGCTGGGGGCGCATCTCGAATGATTGGCCTGACGCCAGCTGCGCACATCCTCTATCCTGCGATCGCACGTGGGCTGCTGCCCGACCCGAACATGACGGTCGATGCCTGGGCCGACGAGCATATGATCATTCCGAAGGAGTCGGGTGCGAACGAGTCGGGCAAGTACCGTACGGACCGCACGCCGCATGCTCGCGAAGTGATGCGCGCGCTGTCAGACAACCATCCGTGCAAGGTGGTCGCGCTGATGGGAGCATCCCAGATGCTCAAGACCCAGGTCGGCCTGAACTGGTTCTGCTGCTCGGTGCACCAGTCGCCAGCGAACTTCCTGTGGATCCTCCCGACCGGCAAGCTAGCCAAGCGTACCAGCGCCCGGGTCAGCAAGACCATTGCCGCGGTGCAGCCAGTGCGCGAGCGTGTCGCTGCGCCACGCGCGCGTGACTCGGTCAATACGCTCGATACCAAGGAATATGTCGGCGGCTCGCTGCACATCGTAACGGCCGGCGCTGCCGCCAACCTGTCCGAGATCCCGGCGCGGCGAGTGCTGTTCGATGAGGTCGATCGGGCGGATAACAACGTCAACGGCGAGGGTGATCCGGTCGCCCTGGCGAAGGCGCGCCAAACCACCTTCGAGCGCAACCGCAAGAGCTACTTCCCCAGCTCGCCGACAGTTACGGGGCGCTCGATCATTGAAGGCCTCTTCAAGCGTGGGACCCAGCGCGAGGCGCTGGCCGATTGCGTTCACTGCGGCCATGCGCAGCCGATGGTCTTCGAACGGCTCCAGGAGGATGATGCCGGCGAGGCCATCTATCCGTGCTGCGAGTGCGGAGCGTTCATGCGGGAGACCGACAAGGGCCGCATGTACGCACGTGGCGCGTGGTCGGATGGCGTGCCTGGAGATGGTGAGACCGAGAGCTTCGTCATCAGCGGCATGTTCGCGCCATACGGCTGGGTGCCGTGGAAGACGCTGCTGTTGGAGTACCGCGCGGCTCGCGCCCGGCTCGATGAAGGTAGCGACGAATTGATGATCACGTTCTACAACACGCGCCTGGCGCGCTGCTGGGAGCGGAAGAAAGAGCAGACCAAGGCATCTGAGCTGAAGGCGCGTGCCGGCGGCTATAAGCTGGGCACAGTTCCGATGGGCGGCCTGCTGCTGACCGGCGCGGTGGATACTCAGAACGACCGCCTCGAGCTCAAGGTCGTCGCCTGGGGCGAGGGAATGGAGGACTGGATCGTCGACTACCAGGTGGTGTGGGGATCGCCGACCGAGCAGGCTACGTGGGACAAGCTCGACGTGCTGCTGAAAGGGAAGTACTGCCACGCAGGCGGTCGCGAGATCGGCATCGCGGCCGTGTTCATTGACTCTGGCGGTGCTCACACCAACGAGGTCTACAACTTCACGCGCACCCGCCAGCACCGGCATATCTACGCGGTCAAGGGAGCGTCGACCTCGAACAAGCCGATCCTTGCGGTCAAGCCGACCCTGGTCGACGTGAACTGGATGGGCAAGGTGATGCCGCACGGCGCGAAGATGTGGCTGATCGGTACCGACACCGCGAAGGACTACCTGGCGAGCCGCTACCACCTGGCGGACGGCCCCGGCGCGACGCACTTCCCCGAGGGGCTGCAGGACGAGTACTACGACCAGCTGACAGCCGAGTACAGCGTCACCGTCTGGAAACGTGGTCGCAAGGTACGCGTCTGGGAGAAGAAAAAGAACGATCGCAATGAAGCTGGCGACCTGATGGTCTACAACCTGGCCGCCGCGCATTACCTCGGCCTGCACAAGAAGACCGCGAGCCAGTGGCAGCTGGTGCGCGAGATCGTCGTACCCAGCACGCCCGACCTGTTCAGCGACCCGCCGTCGATTGAGCCGCTCGCTGTCGAAGGCACCGCCACCACCAACTCGATTGCATCTGTACCAACCGCATTACTACAACCACAAGAACCATGGAAACCGAAACCGCAATCGAACCCAGCCCCCCAGTCGCGCCGGCCAGCAGGGAGGCAGTGGTGACGACGACGATCCTCGACGATCCCGATCTGATCGATAAGATCTTCGAGTTCATCGCAATCGAGTTTCCTGAAATGAGCGGCAAGGCGGCAGAGCTTAAGCAGATGGCCCGCCGCGAGTTCGCTGGAATCGAGACCTATATCCCGCGGCGCCCGAAGGCTGAGCGCGAAAAGATTGTGAAGGAAGTCATGCGCCTGTTCGATGGTCGCAACGCGACGGAGGTTGCACGACGCCTCGACATCAGCCGGGCCTCGGTGTACAGGATCATCAAGACGCCAGGCGGCAAGAAATAATCTCAGTTTTCCGAGAAATGAGACAGCCAGGTCGCTACCGTTGAGGCATGGCTATCTCTCAAAATGACCTCGACGCGCTGGATGCCGCGATCGCTTCCGGCGCAAAGTCGGTGGTGTTCGACGGTCGTAGCATCGTCTACCAAAGCACCGCGGAGATGATTGCCGCGCGCGACCATGCTGCGCGAGTGCTCAATGGTAGCTTGCAAAACCGCGGCCCGCGCTTGTTCCGGTTCGGCTTCACCACTCACAGGGGTGATTGATGCGCAATTTCATCGACCGCCTCATTGGCTACGTGAACCCTCACGCCGGGATCGCCCGCCACTTTGCGCGACGCCAGCTGCAGCGCGCATACGAAGCAGCCAGCCCGCGGGACACCTGGCGCCCACGGCGGGCAGGAGCGAGCGCCAATGCAGACCATCAGGCCGACGCGCGAACCCTGCGGGTCAAGGCGCGTGCCTTGGTGCAGAATGTCCCCTATATCTGGGCAGGCATGGACGGCTTGGTCGCTGCCACCGTGGGCGAAGGAATTGTCCCGCGTCCAACTGGGCCAGAGAAAGACCGTCTCAGCAAGCTGCTGAAAGCATGGATGAAAGTCTGCGATGCAGATGGCCGGTTCGATTTCTTCGGCATGACCAAGGCAGCGTACTGGGCCATGGAGCAGGATGGCGAGGTGCTGGTGCGCAAGCGCACCCGCCGCGTCTCCGACGGATTGCCCGTCCCGCTCCAGCTGCAGCTGCTGGAAATCGACTGGCTTGATAGTGCGCGTTCAGGCAGCTTCAACGAGAACCAGATTGTCAACGGCATCGAGTACGACATGCTCGGCGCGGTCGCGGCCTACTACCTGTGGGATCAGCATCCGGGCGAGGTGACGGTTGCGCGCGGTCGTTCGCAGAGTCAGCGCGTGCCGGCGAACCAGATCATCCACCTGTTCAACCCGGAGCGGCCAGGACAGGGCCGGGGCTTCACGCGCCTAGCGCGCGTCATTGCCCGCACGCGCGATCTCCAGGTCTACGAGGACGCCGAGCTGGCGCGCAAGAACTTGGAGAGCCGGCTGTCGGTACTGGCGACTGGTGATGTGAACGCGATGGATAACCCGGCGGCGATGGGCGGCGGTGCCGAGGCGCAGGCTGCCGGCATCCGCGACCTGGGCGAACTGGGCGGCGGCAGCATCTTCGGCATGCCGAACGGGATGGAGTTCACGGTGGTCGAGCCGAAGGCGGCGCCAGGCTACGTCGAGTACGTCAAGTTCGCGCTGCACCTGATCGCGGCCGGCATGGGCGTGCCGTACCATTTCCTGACCGGCGACATGAGTGTCGTGAACTACAGCAGCGCCCGGGTACGGATCATCGATTTCCGCCGCTCGGTGACGCAGATGCAGTGGTTGACGCTGATCCCCAAGTTACTGGTGCCGATCTACGATGCATTCGTCGAGCACGCCTATCTGGCCGGGCTGATTAAGACCGCGGACAAGTCGGTGGATTTTAGTCCGCCGAAGTGGGATTACGTGAACCCCGAGCAGGACGTTAAGGCCGACCTGGCAGAGATCGGCGGCGGGATGGCGAGTTTCAGCGAGAAGTTGCGCCAGCGAGGCTATGACCCCGATGTCGTGTTCGCCGAGTTGAAGAATGACATCGACAAGCTCAGGGAGCTCGGCATCCTCGAAACGCTGCTGTTCATGCAGCGGGGGAACTTGCCGACGCCCGACAAGGGCAAGGACGATCGCGTGGCCCAGCCGACATGATGCCGCATCGACACGCACACCAATCAATCAAGGAAATCTGATATGCCTCAGTTGCAAAAAATCCCCGACTTCGCCGAGCAGGTGCTGCGTGGCGTACATAATTTCGGCGCGCATACGTTCAAGGTCGCGCTGACCAACACGGTGCCGGGCGCGGCCGCGTCGGGACTGGCCGACATCGCCCAGGTGACTGGCGGCGCTTACCCGGCCGGCGGCTACGGCCTGGATGGTGTCACGCTGTCGGAAGCGGCTGGCGTGGCGAAGGTATCGATCGCCGATGAGGTGATTACCGCCAGCGGCGGTACCGTGGGTCCGCTGCGTTATGCCGTGGTTTACAACGACACCGCAGCCGGTAAACCGTTGGTCGGATATGTCGACTACGGCACGAGCATCACGATGGCCGACGGCGAGAGCCTGGCCCTGGATTTCGACCCTGATGCCGGCGTCCTGACGCTGACCTGATCATGGCTCCAGAACAACAAGCTGAACTGCGCCATGCTGCGCACGGGCGGCCGGACTGCGCCGCGGCGCTCGCCGCGCGCGACTGCCAGGCGCTGGCCGAGCTGCTGTCGGCAGGCCGCACTTGCGGTAACGATCGCGAAGTCGGCTACGGTACGATCATCGAGACGATCGGGATCGAGGAAGGCAATGCGCTGATCGACTTCATCAAGGCCCAAGAGGGTATGCGGCATGTGAAGCCGCTGCTCGAGCAGGGCCGGTTGCGCATCGGCTCACCGCTGGTGCAGGTCTCCCTGCAGGCCTTCGTCGGCGCGGGTGCCGTCACCCAGGCGAATGCCGACGCGCTATGCGCCCTCGGCCTGCAGCCCGACCCCCTCACCGCGCAGCAAGTTGGCGAGGCGCTGTTTCAACCAGACGGGAGCGAGAAAGAATAATGGCGATCACGAAACAACCCGTCGCCATCCTGGCGGCCACCAATGTCCCGGCCGGCACCAACGCGGGGGCGCCAGTCATGGGCGCCGCGGTCGACGTGCGCGCCTTCGCTGGTGGCGAGTGGGCGTACAAGATCACCAACGGCGCGAGCGCGCCGACCGTGCCGGCCACCCTGGTGCTGCAGACGTCGCACGACGGCACCAACTGGTACGACTATTTCACGGTCGGCGGGCAGGCTAGCGCGGCTGGCGTCGCGAGCGGTTCCGTCACCATGAGCGCTGGCGTGATGTACGCTCGCGCGATCGCCTACGGCAACGTCACGAATGCGGTAACAGTCGAGTCGTACCTGCAGGCCAGGGTGGGCTGATATGCCAGGAATGCGCTATCAGCCGCAAGGCCTGGCGCGCGTGGCCAGCGCGGGAATCGCCAGCGGCATGGTGTTCTCAGTGCAGGGCGGCACCGGGCTGCGCGACGTGGTGCGAGGCCTGCAATCGAATGCGCGGGCACCTGGCGCAAACCACGCAGTACGGGCATTCCCCGGAGGGCTGGCGTTCGATTGCAGGGGGCTCGCCGCCGGTGGATTCGTCAGCATTCCCGGCGAGGCCGGCCAGCTTGCCAGCGATCAGTCGCTTGTGCTGGATATCATTATCGCAGGCGCGCCCACCGGCAGCGTGCCAGCCATCGGCGGAATCTGGCGGTCTGGCACCCAGGATGACGCGCAGCTCGTCGTCGAGCGGAGCAGCGCAGACGCAATCCAGGTGCGGTTTCGGATCGGCGGCGCCGGCGCGACAAGGGTGTTCAATGTCGGCGCATCTACTTTGTATGGCCGCCGCATAACCCTTGCGGTTTCAATATTGCGCGGACTTGGCCGTTCGATCTTCCTGCGCGTCGCAGCCAGCGGCCAGGTTATTTTTGACCAGGAGGTCTCCTACACCACCTCCGGTTCGTCAGACATCACGCCGACCGGCGCCGAGTACATTTCGGTAGGCTCTGAGCAGATCGAGAACCCGTCCCGGGATCCAAACTGCATCATCTACGCACAGCACCATTTCAGCCGAGCGCTCAGCGCCGACGAGGTGGCAAGTCTGTCCAGGGCACCATGGCAGGTTTATCAGGCGCCCGAGGATGAGGCGGTAGAATCGCCCGCGATTGAGCGTCGACTGTCGGTCGGACCTACGGGGCTCAGCTTGGGCGGCGGCCAGGTCAGCATGCGCGTTTCGAGACGTCTGCACGCAGCCCCGGCCGCGCTGGCGGTGAGCGCTGCCCAGGTCGCACTACGCGTCGCGCGCCGCATGAGCGTCCAGCCGGTCAGCCTGGCGGTGCTCGCCAGACCGGCCCGAATGCTGACCTCGCGGCGGTTCGGAGTTCAGCCGGCGGCGCTGGCCGTGGCCGGGCAGGGCGTTGCGATACGCGCCGGCCGTCGGCTGCGGGTCAGTCCGGTGGTGCTGGGCGCAACCGGCAACCAGGTGGGAATGCAATACGCTCCCGCGCCTCTGCCCGGTTCATATACGTTGCCGGTCTCCGCCGCAGTGACGACGCTGGATGGCGGAGCCGTCGGCATGCGCGTCACGCGCCGCCTTCCCGTTGCTGGCATTCATATTCGAGTCGACACCGCCGACATGCAGTTTCATCTGCGGCGCGTATCCGGCTCGATCGACATGTCATGGGTCTCTCTGTCTCGGATCGTGCGATTCGAAAGTAGCGGAAGTCGGCTCGTGATATTCGAGGGCAGCGGCAGCCGTGTGGTCGTATTTGAGGGAAGTGGAAAACGAGTGAGGTTCAACCAAATGAGTGCAAAAGTTCCGACCAAGGTCGGCGAAAAATGGACTGTCGACCGCGACCGGGACGAGATCAGCTACTATGCAGCCGACATCACGGATGAACTAGCGGACCGCAACACGACAGCAATCGAAGAGAGCGTCAGCGCGCCCGTCTACGGCGTCGAGCTCCTTGAAGGCCCAGAGCTCCAGGTTGCCACAGTCGATGGTGTCGAGCGCACCTTCGTCGTCGTTAAGCTCGGCGGCGTCGACGTCGAACCAGGTGAAGAATGGCGATGGGTGGCGCGTGTGCTGTGCGCGAACGGCGAACGGTTCGACAAAACAACTTGGTTCAACGAGGTAGACCCCTGATGATCAAGATTGCAGATAACCCGATCGTGCGCGACCAGCTGAAGAAGGCCGCTCCCGCAGCTGGTGCGTCGGTCGAGGCGGATGCGCGAGATACGCCGCTTCGCGACCCGTCGACATACCGGGCCAAGAGCATGGTGCTCGACGGCGGCCGTTACTACGCCAGTAAAACCGAAAAGTAGCATCGTCGAAAAATTGTCTCAGTTTTCCGAGAATTGAGACAGTGCAATACGTAGAGTGGGCTGCATGACGACGCCCACCACTACTTCGCAAAGCCGCTCCGCCAGCGATCCGCGCAACATGCCTCCGCTCTCGCGCGAGGCGCAGCTGATGCCGGCCACCTACAACGAAGCCGACAACACCGTCGAGGTGGTGTGGACTACGGGGGCACGAGTTCGACGCTACGACTGGTGGACCGAAACCCAGTTTGAGGAAGAACTCGCGGTTACGCCGGAGGCCGTTGATATGTCGCGGTTCGAGGCCGGGACCGTCCAGGTCATCGACGGCCATCGTGTACATGGTGGCGTCCAGTCGATCATCGGCATCGCACTGAATGGGAGCATCGCCAACGGCGAGGGCCGCGCTACGCTGCGTCTTTCAGTCCGGTCTGAAATGGCTGGCATCGTCGCCGACATCAAGGCCGGCATTATTCGCTCGATCTCGTTCGGCTACAACGTTACCAAGTACGAGATCACACGCGCGATTGATCGTACAGACGGCGTGAACATGCCGCTGTATCGGGCTGCTAGCTGGCAGCCTTACGAAATTAGTTTCGTCACCGTTCCGGCCGATGCCGACGCCAGCACGCGCAGCGCGCCAGCCAGCGGCATGCCGTGCGAGTTCATCACCCGGGCGCCCGCCCAAACCGCTCCATCCAACCAGGAAGACAACATGACCACTGCTACCCAGTCGGGCGCCCAGAACCCTGCGCCTGTCGTTACCCGCGCCGCTGATCCGGCACCAGTACCAGCACCTGTCCCAGCCGCAGCGCCTGCTGCCGATGACGTCGCTGCGCGTGCCGCCCAGGAGGCTGCAACCCGTGCGGCAGATATTACCGAGCTGTGCGCTCGGCACAACGTAAGCAATCTGGCCGCGGGCCTGATCCGCAGCGGAAATTCGCTCGACCAGGCGCGCACCGCCGTGCTGGACGAGATGGCCCGCAGCAGCGCAACAGGCGGTGGACACCAGAACGTCCGCGTGCAGCTGGTCGGCAGCGAACACGAGACCCGCATGGCCGGGATGGAAGAAGCAATCATGCACCGCGTCTACTCCGGCGCCAAGCTGACCGACAACGGTCGCCAGTACCGTGGCATGGGCCTGCTGGAAATCGGCCGCGAGTTCCTCGAATCGGCTGGCGTCAGCACGCGTGGCATGGATCGCATGCGCCTCGCGCAGCAGATCCTGCACTTCCGCTCGGGCATGCACGGTACCAGCGACTTCGCGAACCTGTTCGCCAACGTCGCCAACAAGCGCATGCGCGCCGGCTACGAGGAAAACCTGGGCACCTACACCCAGTGGGCTCGCCGCGCGCCGAATGCGCCGGACTTCAAGAACATCAACATCGTTCAGTTGTCGGCCGCGCCGAACCTGCTCCAGACCAACGAGCATGGTGAGTTCAAGTACGGCACGATGCAGGACGGCGGCGACAGCTACAAGCTGGTGACGTTCGGCCGCATGGTGTCGCTGTCGCGCCAGGCCATCGTCAATGACGATCTGCGCGCCTTCGAGCGCCTGGTCACCGCGTTCGGCGCGAGCTCCAGCCGCCTGGAGAACCGCCTGGTGTACAGCCAGCTGACCGGCAACTCTCCGATGGGCGACGGTAAGGTGCTGTTCCATGCTGACCACAAGAACAGCGGCTCGGGCGCTGGCTCGGTACTGTCCCTCGCCGCGCTGAAGGCCGGCCGCACCGCGATGCGCCTGCAGAAAGGCCTTCAGGACGAGGAGCTGAACCTGGCGCCGAACTTCCTGATCGTGCCGGCCTCGCTGGAGCAGGACGCCTACCAGCTGACCAGCTCGAACTACGTGCCGGCCAAGCAAAGCGACGTGAACGAATTCCGCACTGGCGGTCGTACCGCGGTCGAGCCGATCGTCGAGCCGATCCTCGATTCGATCGACGATGCAGCCTGGTACCTGGCCAGCAGCAACAGCCAGATCGACACCGTCGAATACTGCTACCTGGACGGTGCAGAAGGCCCGGTCATCGAGAGCGAAGCCGGCTTCGAAGTCGATGGCGTCACCTGGAAGTGCCGCCTGGACTTCGCAGCCAAGGCCGTGGACTACCGCGGCCTGTACAAGGGCGCTGGCAAGTAAGCCGGCTCGGTCACCATCCATTACGGAATAATCATGAAGAACTTCATCCAGCCTGGCAACGTGGTCACCCTCGTGGCGCCATACAACCTCATCAGCGGCCAGGGCGCGCTGGTCGGCGCCATCTTCGGTATCGCTGCGACCGACGCCCTGCAGGGCACCCCCGTCGAGGCCGTTCGCGACGGTGTCTTCGTCCTGGGCGCCGTCACGGCGGACACCCTCGCCATTGGTGAGAAAGTCTACTGGGACAACACGGCCCGCCGCATTACCAAGACCGCGACCAACAACGTCCTGGTCGGCGCGGCTGCTGCTGCCAAGAGCGGCACCGAGACCAGCGCAACTGTGCTGCTCGACGGCGTCATCCGCTAAGCCACCGCCGTGTTCTTCGCCAACCTCGAAGCCGTCGTCAACAGCATGGTGCTGAACCACCTGGCAAACGTCCAGGTGCAGATCGGCGGCGTGCTGGTGCCGGGCATCTTCCGCAAGCCGAGCAGCACCGATTCGATTGGCGTCGGCGCGGCCAACACCAGCCCATCCGTCCAGGTGGCGTCGAATGCCGTCATGGCGGACCCGGTGGGCCAGCAGATCTCGATCGCCGGCGTGCCGTACGTGATCGTCGAGCCGCAGCCAGACGGCACCGGCTTGACCACGTTGATCGTCGAGTGCACGCAATGAGCACGGCATTCTCGAAAATCGTTGCAGCTGTACTCGACCAGCTGAAGATGCAGCCGCCCGTGTGCAAGTCGATCAATCGGGCGCGGACCTACATTTTCCCTGAGCAGGAAACCGAGGCGGTCAGTGTCCAGTTCGAACAGGCGCTGCCGCAGCGCGGAACGATCGCTGGCGCTCCCATTGACTGGTCGACCCGTATCACGGTCGAGTGTTACGCGCGTAGCGTCGCTGAAAGCGGCGACCTGGCTGTCGATCCTCTGCTTGAGCGCGTGGTCGCTCGCCTTGCGGTCAATCCTTCCCTGGGCGGCATTGTGTCCGATCTGGAGTTGATCGGCGTGGAAGCAGAGAACACGGCGGACGGCAAAAAAACCGGGTGGGTGCGGCTGATCTATACCGTTGACCACCGTACCTATGACGGCAACCTGAGCTGACTATGAAAACTGATACCGACCTCGAAAAGAAACCCGCCACCGCGCCAGCGGCGCGCGACATCCCTCAGCCGCCAGGTGGCGGCCAATGGCGATTCGACGATGTGCGCTGGGAGTGGATTGACCTCAACCCGCAGCCGGAACCGGCCGCTCAACCGAACCAGGAGTAAGCGATGGCCCGTCGCATCAAGAACACTATCGTGACCGCGAAGGTCGAAACGACGCCAGGCACGGACGCGCTGCCGACCGGTGCCGCCAATGCCGTGCTCGTGTCGGACGCAACCGTAACCCCGCTCGAAGCGCAGTCGATCGACCGCGCGCTGATCCGCGGCTACTTCGGCGGCAGCGAGCAGCTGGTCGGCCCGGCCAGCGTCAAGCTGTCCTACTCGGTCGAGCTGGCTGGTTCCGGTACCGCCGCCACGCCGCCAGCCTGGGGCCAGCTGCTGCTGGGCTGCGCGGTCGCCGAAGGCCAGCTGACGACGCCGGCCCGTGTTGAATACACGCCTGTGTCGACGGCACTGAAGACGCTCACCCAGTACTACTACGATGACGGCGTGGTGCATAAGCTCCTGGCGTCGATGGGCAACTGCACGCTGTCCGCCAAGGTCGGCGAGCGGCCGATGCTCCGGTTCGAGTGGACCGGCCTGGACGGCGGGGTCGTCGTGACCCCGAATCCGACGGGCACCTTCACTCCATGGAAAAAGCCGGTGGCGATGACGAAAGCGAATGTCATCGATATCACGCTCGGCGCGACGTATGCGGCCGGTGCCTTGACCGGCGGCACGGTCTACAACAGCACCGGCCTGGAGCTGAACTTCGGCAACACGGTCAACTTCACGCCGATGCTGAGCACCGAGGTCGTCGATATCGCAGATCGCCAGTCGACGGCCTCGGTCGAGATGGAGCTCACGCCAGCGCAGGAAGTCGCACTGATGGCCGCGGTCAAGGCGAACGAAACCCAAAGCCTCGGCTTCACCATCGGCACCGCGACCGGCAACAAGGTTCTGGTGTTTGCGCAGGCGGTCCAGCTGACCAACCCGCGCAAGTCCGAGCTCAACGGCAATCGCCTGATCGGCTTCGACCTGCGCCTGGTACCGATCAACGGCAACGACGAATGGCGCCTGGTCTGCCTGTAACGAAATACTCACACTGAAAGGAAACGCCATGGCGTTCAAGCTCGTAAAGCGCAACAAACTCGCGGTCAAAGTCAAGGGCACCTTGCCCGATGAAGACGGTAAGCCGGAACATTTTGATTTCAAGCTCCACTGCGAGCGCTTGAGCCAGGACGAGCTCGACGCTGTCCGGCAGGAGAACGGCGGTGTCAAGGCATTCATTCGTGACGTCACCCAAGGCTGGGAAGGCGTCGTTGATAAAGCGGGCCAGTCGGTTCCGTTCTCGACCGACGGCCTGGAAGAGATGATCAACTGTGCTGGCATGCCGCTGCTGGTACTGCGCTGCTACATGGAACAAGTCGGCGCGTCTGCAAAAAACTAACCGAGGTCGTGCGCCTGATGGCGCGCGGCCAAATCGAGTTTGGCGATGACGCACAGGCTGAACGGGAACACGTAGACGAGGCGTTTGCGGCGATGGGGATAGTCGCTGAGGAAGGTATCGAGGCGGACGCCGACGAGTATTGGCTTTGGCCTGAGAACGAAGAAGTCTTCGGCATCTGGCTTGCCGTCCAAACGCAATGGAGCGTCGGCATGGCCGGCGCTACCGGCTTGCACTACCCGGGGGTTGAGACCTGCATGCGCATGCGGGGGCTGAAGAAGAAAGCACAGCGGGATGCCTTCCTGCTAATTCAGATGATGGAGCGGGCGTGCCTTGAAGAGTGGGCGCGTCAGCGGAATAACTAGAGGGTAGGGACAATGGCATCGACGCGCGCGCTCATTGAAATGGTTGTGGAAGGTGCAGCGGAAAGTCGCCGCCGGCTCGGTGGTGTCGGTGATGAGATGCGCCGGCTGAATAGCCAGTCGCTGCAAAACCTGTCGAGCCAGGTCAGTGGACTCAACGACCGTATCAGTGGGCTCCAATCGACTTTCGGCAATATCGCTGGTTTCGCGATAGCCGGAGTGTCTCTGGCAACGCTGGGTTCAAGAATCGGTGATGTCATCAATTCGATGGGTGAGTTGGACGACCTTTCACAAAAGGTCGGAACCAGTGTTGAAAGCCTCTCGAAGATTCAAAAGGTTGCCAAAGCCTTTGATGTCGACTTCGCAGGCAGTGTCGACCCCGCACTGGTGAAGCTGGCGCGCGGCCTGACCACGGTCGATGAAAAGTCGAGCAAGACTGCAAAAGCGCTGGCTGCCATCGGTGTTTCCGCCAAGGACAGCGCCGGAAAACTTCGCGACCCGGGCGAGGTGATGGTCGAGGTCGCCAAGAACTTGCAGTGGTATGAAGACACCGCGGGAAAGGCTGCGTTGGCAAACGACCTGTTCGGCAAGTCCGGCGTCGACCTCCTGCCGTTCTTCAACGATCTGGCCGACAACGTAGACAATTTTTCGGCAGTCTCGGGTGAGGCGGTCGCACAAGCGACAGCATTGCAGGACAAGCTCACTGGTCTGGGCCAGCGAATCGACGAGGTGTTTACCGATGTGACGGTTGCAGCACTGCCGGCCCTTACTGATTTGGCCGATGGCTTTGCAGACGTGATGAGGGCCGAGGACGGGCTCGTGGGCGGCGAAATGAGGGAATGGGCCGATGACTTAGCTCTCGGCCTATCTCGTGTTGCGGACGTTGCGCTCTTCCTCGTGCGCGGCAACCTCGCCCTGGCAAGCAGCTTTGCGGTCGTTGCAGCAGATATTTCGGTGTTTCAGAAGATGTCGGAAGTTGCTAACCCTATCAATGCCGCAAAAATGGTTTTGCAAGGGCGCAGCCCAACCGACGAACTCAAGAAAGTTTTAGCAGAGCGGAACAAGGTTCTGGAAGATGCTAACGAGAGGTGGAACACTTTCATTAACAAGCAAGGAAATCCCTTTGAGCAGGCATTCCTAAACCGCAAGGCGCGGCGTGGTGCGGGGAGCGGCGAGGACGATCCGAAAACTGGCGGTCCCACCAAAACGCTGAACTATTCCTTCGGCGAGGATGAGACAACAAAAAACGCTATCAAGGCACTGAACGAATACGAGGCCCTGCTGGATCGCATTAGCGGCAAGTCAGTTGGCATTGACGCGGACTTCTACGCTAACCTGGGCAAGCTGCATGATGGCTACACGGAGGGTAAGCAATCGCTGGACGAGTACGTCGACACCGTCGCGACTTATATCAGCCAGCAGCAATTCGTAAAGCAGGCGGAAGATGAGCGGACGAAGTCGCTCGAGCTGTACCAGAAAGCGCTCGATGCGGCCAGTTCGGGCAGCATGAAGGCTGCGACGGAACTTCAGTCGCAGCGCGACGAGAATGAACAGATCGGTCTCGAAACGGCGGCACTGGGTGAACTCAAGGCCGCCCGCCTGGAAGACCTGGCCCTGCGCGCCGAAGCGAATGCCTGGATGGCCGACGGTCTGGATATCACCGGTGCGCTCTCCGAGGAATACCGCAAGGAGGCCGCCGCGCTCCGGGAGCGGGCGCAAGCAGTACGCGAAGGCGCGGCGATGCAAGCCAATGCCGACGCCGTCAAGAAGGCTGGTGAGGATCTCGACAGGTTCCTGGACCCGACGAAAGCACAAACCTTCGGCGACGCCCTGAAGGGCGCCTTCGGTGCCGCCGGCGACTCCATGACCCAGCTGATCTCGGGCCTGGATGCATACGGCATCCGCCAGGCCGAGATCGACAAGGCGCGCAAGGACGCGGCCGTCAAGTATGCATCCGACTCGAAAGGCTTCGCCGATGCCACCGCCGCGATAAGCGCAAAGGAAGTCAAGTCGCGCATCAGCGGCTACGGCGACATGGCCTCGGCGGCCAAAGGTTTCTTCAACGAAAACTCGTCAGGCTACGAGGTCCTGGCGGGTGCCGAGAAGGCATTCCGCGCGATCGAGCTCGCCAACCAGATGGAGTCCCTGTACACCCATCTGTTCGTGACCACGGCGAAAGCCTCCGGCACGGCTGCTGGCCAGGGCGTGGAAACCGCTGCGGTTGTAGCCGGTGAGGCGGCACGCAACACCGCCAAGGTGCCGGGCGTGTTCATGTCCTTCATGAGCGCGCTGGGGCCATGGGGTATGGCAGCAGCGGGCGTAGCGATCGCGGCTGTGCTGGGCGGCGCGTTTGGCGGTGGCGGCAGCGTCAACCTGCCGCAGCAACGGCAGGAGAGGCAGGGCACCGGCACCGTGCTGGGCTCGGACGCCAAGTCGGAATCGATCGGGCGCGCACTCGACGCCATCGAGGGTGCCACGCTCCAAGGCTTGGGCATCAGTAACGACATGCTGACGTCGCTCCGCAACATCGAGGCGGGCATCGAGCAATTCGCCTCGCTGCTGGTGCGCACCACCGGCGTGACCGGCGACTTTGGCGAAGAGTTCGCTACGCGCGGTAGCGCCGATGCGTTCGGCCGCTCGAACGTCGGCGTGCTGGCCACGGGTGGTCTGATCGGGATGGCCCTGGACAAGATCACCGGCGGCCTCGTCGGCAAGATCACCGGCTCGGTCCTGGGCAAGATCTTCGGCGGCAAGACCACGGTCGAGGATACTGGCTTCATGCTGGACAGTTCGAGCTTCGCCAATATCCTGGCCGGCGGTGTCAACGCCTTCCAGTACGCTGACATCAAAAAGGACGGGGGCTGGTTCAGCAGCGACAAGTACAGCACGAAGACCGAGGGCTTGGGCGTGGAGGGCAATCGCCAGATCGCCAACGTCCTGATGTCGCTGTACGACACCGTATTCGAGGCAGGCAAGATGCTCGACATCGGCTCCGATGCCTTCTCCGCCCAGCTGAGCAGCTTCGTGGTCGATATCGGCAAGGTCAGCTTGAAAGGGCTGTCGAACGACGAGATCGAGAAAGAGCTGTCGGCCGTATTCTCCTCGCTGGGCGACGAACTAGCCAAGTTCGGCGTCGGCGGCCTGGAGCAGTTCCAGACGGTGGGCGAGGGCTACCTCGAAACACTGTCTCGCGTGGCTACTAACTACCAGGCCGTGGCGGTCGTTACCGACTCGCTGGGGATGGCCTTCACCGCAATGGGCCTGGCATCGGTCGACGCGCGCGAGCGGCTGGTCAACCTGGTCGGTGGGCTGGACGAATTCACGTCGAGCGCGGACCAGTTCCTGAACGACTTCTACACGGACCAGGAGCGGGCGAACTCGCTGCGCGCGCGGATCGCGCCGACGCTCGACCAGTTTGGCATCAAGACGGGCGCCCAGGACTCGCTGCAGCAGTTCCGCAGCGTGGTCACCGGCCTGGACCTGACGACCGAGGCAGGCGCGCGTGCCTACGCCACCCTGATGCAAATCGCGCCGGCGTTCAAGCAGATTGCCGACGTCGACGCCAAGATCTTCGAGGAGCGGTCCGACCTGCAGCGGGAGCTGGACGAGCTGACGCTGTCCGAGGCTGTGCTGCTCGCCCAACAGCGTGCCGCGCTCGACGAGAGCAACCGTGCGCTGTTTGACCAGATCCAGGCGGTGAAGGCAAAGACTGCAGCCGACGAGGCGGCGACCGCAGCGCTTGAAAAGGCGAAGAGCGATGCGTCGGCCCTGATGGGCAACGTCGATTCTGCGTTCTCCGTGCTGCAGCGCGTCGTCGATCGCCAGAAAAAAGCGGTGCAAGACGAGATCAACGTCCGCTCGCAATCCATCCAGAAAATCCAGGCGCTGTCGCAGTCGCTGCGCTCGGCCCTCGATGGAATGACGGCGCAGGGGCGCGAGGCCGAAGATCGCCAGGTGGCCCAAGCGCAAATACAGGCGGCGCTCGCGATCGCCAGGGCGTCCGGCAAGCTGCCCGACGCGGCCGATCTGCGCAGCGCCCTGTCGGTAGTGGGGCGCAGCTCGGCTGATCAGTTCGCTACCCAGCAGGATTACCTGCGCGACTTCTACGCCACCCGGGCCGGTATCGAGGATTTGTCGGGTTTGACCGACAAGTCGCTGTCGGTGGAGGAGCGCAGCCTCAAGTCGCTGGAAAGCCAAATCGCGCAGTACGACCTGATGCTCGAGCGCGAGCAGGAGCAGATCGACGTCCTGAAAGGAATTTCGATTACCGGCCTGTCCATCGAGCAGGCGCTCGAAGCGCTGCGCGGCGCGGTGCTGGCCGCCGGGGCGAATCCGGTGAATGCGGCCGGCTCGGCAATTAACGACGCCTACAAGTCGGCGCTCGGCCGGGCGCCGGACAAGGCGGGCCTGGACTTCTGGACAGACAAGGCCGCGGGCGGCGTCTCGACCGGAGACATCATCGACGCGATCAAGGGATCGCCCGAGGCGCAGATTCGTGGCCTGTACCGAGAGATCTTCGGGCGTGCGCCAGATGCTGGCGGCTTGCAGTTCTGGGTCGGCCAGATGAACAACGGCATGCCGCTCGGCACCATCCGCGATGCGATGCTTGGCAGCGACGAGAAGATGAAGCGCATCCCTGGCTTCGCTGCTGGCGGCGATCACATCGGCGGCTGGCGCATCGTGGGCGAGAACGGCCCAGAGCTGGAGGCCACTGGCGCTGCCCGTATCTTCAACGCCGGCCAGACCCGCGACCTGATGGCAGGCATGCGTGCACCAGCTGCCGGCACCGATGCGCTGGTCGCTGAAGTTCGCCTTCTGCGGCGCCAGGTCGAAAGCCTGCAGCGCGCCGCGGAGAGCACCGCTACGAACACAGCCAGGTCTGCCGACAGCACCGGGCAACTTGCCGAGCAGTTCGAAAATGCCACGGATGGCGGCAACGCCATGCGCACCGACGTGGTCACCGTGGTAAGAACGAAGGAGGTCGCATGACTGTAAGCGCGCGGGTCATGGTGCCGATCAATGTAAAGGCCGGCATGCTCAAGGTGGGTACGACCATCGCCGAACCTGATACCGCGAATGGCGAAGTGGCATGGGTAGCCAGCGGCAATTATGCATTGGCGGATCAGCGAACCTATGACGGTTCGGTGTGGTCCTGCAGTAAGGCGCACAGCGGCCGCACCGCAAAGCCGGATGTCGACGCGGCCTACTGGTATCGCGAGGGGCCTACGAACCGGATGGCGCCTTTCGATGACTATTCGAACACGAAAGTTGTGGCGATCGGCCAGCTCACATATGTCTTTCAACCTGGCTTCTTCAACGGCATCGCTCTCTACGGAATGGAGGGATCGAGCTACAGCGTGGTCGTTCGCGCAGGAGGTTTCGAACTCCGTTCATGGAGTGGCGATTTGTACAGCCAGGCGGCCGGTTTCTATGAGCTGCTGTTCACGGTGCTCACGCCGATCGAGCAGGCCACGTTTGACGATGTCCCGCTGGCTCCAGATGCCGAGGTGACCATCACGGTTACTGCTGCGCCCGGTGGGCGTGCGGCCATCGGCACGATCAAGTGCGGAGACTGGCGCCAGTTCATCGGCGATGGAAAGGGTGGTGTGACATTCGGCGCTGAAGCGAGTCGTAAGGGCTTCACGCTCAGGACGTACAACCCGGACGGGACGTACAAGATCACCAGGAGGGCGAGGGCGCGGGATGTGAGCTGCAACATTGTAATCAACCCGGATCAGGCAATGCAGGCCGACGCGATCCTTGGCGAAATCATGGATGTCGCCGTGCCGTTTCAGGCGACTGGCCTGCCGCAATACGGATATCTCAATACGCTCGGATTTGTGAGCGGCGGCATGCGAGCCGACTCCGAGGGTACGACATCAATTAATTTGAAAGTGGAAGGCAATATCTGATGCCAGTTCAACCAGTACCAACCCTCAGCGACATCCCGCCGTTCCCGGCGCTCTCGGACCGCGCGGCCGGCACCTACAACTCCATGGCGTTCAACTTCGCAACGCACATGGCCGACAACTTCAACGGCGAGATGACGGCGGTGGCTGAGAACGTGCGCAACAATGCACTGGAGGCGGAGTCGAAAGCAGCCACCGCCACGTCGGCGGCGCAGCAAGCTACCTCGGCAGCGGCGGATGTGGTTGCTCTCGTCGGCGTCAATCCCTGGGTGAGCGGCACGAACTATGCAAAAAACGTCGCCGTGATCAGCCAGGTGAATTTCCAGACCTACCGCCGGCGCGCGGCCGGCGCAGGCACGACGGATCCAGCGAACGATCCCACGAACTGGGCAATCCTCACCGGCGATGGTGCGTTTATTCCCCAGGTGGTGGTGGCTTCTTCCATTGACCTGGCTGCCGGTAACTACCATACCCGCACAATGACGGCGAGCCAGGCGTTCACGTTCGATAACTGCCCGTCCGATGGATTCTCGTTCACGCTTGAGCTGACGGTGACGAGTGGCGTCGTCACGCTGCCGACGTCGGTCCGCACACCCAGCGACACCCCATACACGCTTGCCGCCGGAAAAACGCATCTGCTGATGTTCGTCACATCGAATCGTGGCGTCCGGTGGCGGCTCGCCGCAGCAACCAACTACGCGACGTGA